GCGGATATTTGTATTAAAGCACAATATGGTTCTAAAAGGGAATTTTATGTTATAAATATTGGAGCAAAAGCATTAGCTAGATGTACAGAAAATTTTTTTAAAGCAATATCAACTAATAGTCCAAACGAAGCAATATCAATAGCTGGTGACAATAAGGTTTTGGAAATGCAAAGAATGTTGGATACCATTTTTTCAAAAACTAATATTACTAAAAAAACAAAAGTAAAATTTGTTAATGGTGATTGTACTAAATGGTCTGCTGCGGAAACATTAGGTTCTTTTATTTCAATGACTATTGCTTTTAAGGATAAAATAACCACAAAAATGTATGAACTTTTATTAGCCACATTTAATGCATGGAGTAAAAAAGATATTCAAGTTCCACTAGATATTTATAATAAAGTAGTCCCACCAACAGACAAAAAACATAAAATATTAATGGAATAATTAAAGTTTATGACAAGTGATGATTACCAAGATAAATGTACATTAAAAAGCACCCAGAATTTTTTGCAAGGAATGTTTAATTACGCTTCATCTTATAAGGCAGTTTGTTGTGCAAATTACACATATTATATATGGAAAAAGATTTACCCAAAATCAACATTAACTGTTGAACATATGGAGCATTCAGATGATTATGTTTTAGTAGTTTTGTATGAAGAAGAAGAAGAATTTGAAAAATATAGAGTTTTACAAAAGTGCATGATGAGGTTACATGGTTACAATGATAGTGATAGGAAAACAAATTGTCAATCTTATTTTATGGAATTTGTATCACAATTATCTTTTAATGGAGTAATGTTGTATCCACAAATAAAAAAGTCAAAAGAAGTAAATACCAATTTACCTTGTTTGGGGTATAGAGTTGATATGGATGCGGCATTATCTAGGGTTGGTGAATGTATGAGAGTAGGTTGTAATCAAAGTTTTTTATATTTTTTCCAGAGATTACATTCATTATGTGTTGCTAAAGCTTATTCTATATTACCAGATATGTATAATAATGATAATGAAAATTTTAATGATTTATTAAATAAACAAATCGAAGCTTTTGGAATATCAGATATGTTACCTTTATTTAGTTTATTCTGCAAAGGTCATGGTAATAATTATAGATTATATACATATGGTGATGAAAAAGTTAGAAACTTAATAAAATATTTATATGTAAAAGCTATAGAAGTACAAAAGAAAGAAAGTTATGTTTCAGAAAACGTTGATTATTCTTATAGCTTATTTAATCCAAAATATTTATATGAAACAAATGATAAATCTGTGAAAAAATT